TCAGGGGCCTGCGGCGGTGCCTTGAAGCCCTGCTCCTGGATGCTTTGCACCACTTGCATGAACTTCGCTTGCTCGGTTTGAAGGGCCTGATAAAGTTCCGTCGCCTGTTTACGGGCGGATTGCCTGCGGCTGATGCGCTGCGGATTGCGATGCAGCCTGCCGATCCGATGGCTGCGATTAATCTGGAAAAGGCGCGGTTGGAACTTGAAAAACTGCGCGGGCCTCAACCGACACTGACTGGTGATCAGTTGACCGCGCTAAACACCATCCGCGACGATGTGCGGGCTGAACTGGCCCCGTTTGATATTGTTAAGCAAGGCTACAACAACATTACGACCTTCTACGCCAACCCGAGCGGGACGAGCGATTATGCGCTGGCCGTGGCCTTTGCCAAAATCCTTGACCCCGGATCGGTGGCACGTGAAGGCGAGGTTGCTGCGGTGCAGAATGCTGGCGCGCGCATCCCGGCGCTTGGCCAGGCTTTGAAGAACGCCATCACCGGCGAGGGCGCATTGACGCCAGAAGTTCGGCAGCAAATCGCAGAACTCGCCACGCAGGTTTATTCCGAGCGCGCGACATCGGCCCAGACGACGCTGCAAAGCTATGGCGAACTTGCGCGCCAGGCTGGGGTGCCAACTGAGTTCATCTATTCCGGCGAAATCCCAGCCCCGCAGGCTGTAATTCCTGCCGTTGTGCCTCAGTCGGCCCTTGCAGTCGGCGTGACGCAGCAGGATTGGGATCTGATGACGCAAGACGAGCGCAAAGCATTCATGGGGACGCCATAATGGCCGAAATGACCGAAGCCCAACGCAAAGCCCTTGCAGCAGCCCGCGCCCGCGCTCAGGAGCAGCAAGCCAAGGTGGAGGCTGCGCCGCGCGAAAGAACCCGCGCAGCGGCTCAGGGCCTTACGCTTGGCGCTGCGGATGAGATTGAAGCAGGCGTGCGGTCCCTTTTCGGCGGTCGGCCTTATGAAGACGTGCTGAACGAAATTCGCGGCAGTCTGAAGGCATATCAAGAAGCCCGCCCGATTGAGGCGATGGCGTCAGAAGCAGGCGGCGCGGTCGTCCCGGCTGTCGGAGCCGCTTTGCTGGCCCCCTTTACCGGCGGCGCGTCAACAGCAGCAGTTGCGCCCACGCTTGGCCGGCTTGCAGGCATGGCGGCGCTTGAGGGCGGCGCATATGCATTCAACACTGGCGAAGGCGGCTTTGCCGAACGTGCGGCCCGCGTGCCTGGTGGCGCTGTCACAGGCGCAATCGGCGGCACAGTTGCTGGTGGCGTTACCCGCGCTGCTGGCGGTGCAATCAACGCACTAACCGACGCCACGCGGCGCATTATCGGAAATCGAGGTTCCAGCGTTGTGGAAAACGAAATCCAGCGATTGGCGCAGCAAACCGGAAAAACAGCCGACGAAATCGCTGACGACATCCTGAACGGGCGCATTCTTGCAGAGAATGAAACCATCAAGGCCGCCGTGCGCGCCTATCGCGCAGGTGGCGGTGAAGCGTCAACGGTTATCACGCAGGCCATGACGCCCCGCCCTGCCGCCACGCGGGCGCAGGCGATGGACGAAATGCGGCAGTATCTGTCAGACATCGCGCAGCCGAGCGCACTGCAGGGCCAGCGCCGCAGCGAAGAGGCGGCAAAGATTGCAGAGCGCGCAGCTTATGCGCCATTCAAGGATATCGCTGCGCCTGAGCCTGTTTCGCGTGAGGTGCTTTCCGCGCTGGAAGTGGTGCCGGAAGCCATCACCGAAGTAAACAAAATGTTCCGTGGGCTTGTGGCGGTGACGCCGCCTGCAAACGGCATTGGTCCCGCAAACGTCACATTCACGCGGCCCATCACGCTTGACGAAGCCGAGCGGGTGCGTCGTGCAATCGGCAACGCCGCATCGTCGGAATATCGTGGCGGGTTTGGCGGCGCTGGAGAAACATTCGCAGAGGCAGAACAAAGCCTGCGTGGGCTTCTTGATGCAGCATCGCCAGAACTTGGTGCAGCCCGCGCAACTGCGGCTGGCGTCCGCGCCCAGCGTGATGCCTTTGAGGCAGGCCAGACGGCCCTTGCCGGCGACGTAAACGAAACGCTTTTCAACTTCTCCAAAATCACAGACCCGCAAAAGGTTGAGGCGTATCGCGCTGGCCTTATGGCTGCGCTGGAAGCGCGGGCGGCAACTGGATCGCGTCAAAGCCTCATTCGCAACTTGACCAACGAGGAAACCAAAGAGGGCAAAATCTTGCGCGCAGTGCTGCCGCAGGACGCCCTTGATGACGTGCTGCGCCGCCTTGAAACAGCCCGCGCATCGCAGGTGACAACTGATTACGTCCTTGGCGGCAGCCCGACTGCTGACACGATGATGGAAGCCGGTCGGCGCGGCATGGATGTTTCCTTTGCCGATGTGACTGGCGTGCTGTCAGGCAGCCCAGACGCCATGATCAACGTCGCATCCAATATCGCCGCACGCTTCACCCGCGACCTCACCGACGCAGAGCGCGCCCGCGTGGCCCGCATCTTGGTTTCGGAAGACCCAGACCTTGTGCGCCGCGCAATCAGCGACGAGGGCGCAATGGCTGCACTGCAGCAGCGCGTCCAGCAACTGACTGCTGGCGCCGCACGCGGGGCTGGGCGGGCTGGCGCAGTGACGGGCGCTGAACCAGGTGCTACACTGTCGCAGCAGACAATTCGCGGCCTTCTGGCGCAATGAGGTAAAGATGAAACCGAAAAAGCTGACCCGCGACCAGATCCAGAACACGATCAAGAACGCCATCACCGAGGCGGTTGATTTTGTAGAGGCTGAAATCGCACCCGAGCGCATCAAGGCGCAGAAGTATTTTGACGGGCAGGTTGATCTGGCATCGGAAGATGGCCGGTCATCCGTTGTCGCCACGAAGTGCCGGGACACCGTGCGGGCCGTCAAGCCGTCGCTGATGCGGGTTTTCCTGCAGTCTGGGCGGCCGGTTGAATTCGTGCCGCGCAAGCCGCAGGCCGTGCAGGAAGCCGAGCAGAAGACCAACTACGCGGCCTACGTGTTCGAGCGCAACAACGGCTTCCAGATCCTGTCTGACGCCATTGATGACGCGCTGAAGAAGAAGGTCGGCATCTGGAAGGTCTACGTCGACGAGCCTGCCACGGTTGAAATCGACGAATACAGCGACCTGATGGAAGATCAGGTGCAATTGCTGCGGATGGACCCCGAGATCGAAATCTTGGAGGAAGAGGTCACGCAGGAAGCCATCATTGACGAGATGGACATGATGATCATGCCGGCGATCTATGACCTGAAGGTTGCCAAGGAAACTCGCAGCAAGGAAATCCGCATCGACGCGGTGGCGCCCGAGGATTTCTTTATTGATCGCAATGCGTCCAGCATTCACGACGCCTATGTCTGCGGACACAGCGCCGAAATGCGCGTGGGCGACGTTGTGGCGATGGGGTTTGACTTTGAGACCGTCTACAATATGGGCGGGACCACTGACGGGCGCGTTGACGAGGAAGAAACCCTGCAGCGCCTGGGCTGGGATGCGACCGACACGGACGAGGACGCGAATGACCCGTCCATGCGGAAAATCACCCTGACCGAAGCCTATATGAAGATGGACATCGAAGGCACGGGCATCCCGCGCCTTTACAAGTTCCTTTGCGGCGGCGGCAATTACGAACTGCTGGAATATGAACTTTGCGACCAGATGCCGTTCGCGGTGTTTGAGGTTGACCCCGAGGCTCACGCGTTCTTCGGTCGGTCGCTGGTGGAGATCATTCAGGACGATCAGGACGCCGCCACGGCCCTCCTGCGCGGCCTGCTGGACAACATGGCGCTGATCAACAACCCGCGCATGGTGGTCAATTCCCAGCTTGTGAACATGGACGACGTTCTGAACAACGAAATCGGCGCGGTCATCCGCACGAAGGACGTGTCGGCGCTGCGGGAGATCACCATCGGCGGCATGGCTCAGGGCCTGCTGCCTGCGATCACCTACTATGACGAGGCAATCCGGGCCAAGACGGGCGTGTCTGGCGCTGGTATGGGCCTCGATGCCAACGTGCTGCAGTCGCAGACCGCTCAGGGCGTGAATGCCGCCGTGCAGGCCGCCAATCAGGTGTCTGAACTCATCGCGCGGCACTTGGCCGAGGGCGGGTTTAAGCAGGCGTTCAAGATCATCGTCAAGCTGGCCAAGCAGCACATCGGCGGTGAAGAGATGATGCGCGTCAACGGCGAGTTTGTGCCGGTTGATCCGCGTTCTTGGTCGGCTGACACGGATATGACCGTCAACGTCGGCATCGGCACCAACAAGCACGAAGAGCGTGCGATGGTGCTGCGTGAGACGCTGCAGACGCAGATGGGCATCTGGCAGGCATACGGGCCGCAGAACGGCGTTGTGACCATGACCAACATCCGCAACACCCTAGCCGACATTCTGCGCCACGGCGGCCTGCACAATGCGGAGCGGTATTACCAGCCGATGAACCCGCAGATGGAGCAGATGCTGATGATGCAGGCCGCACAGGCCGCACAGGGCCAGCAGCAGGCCAGCGATCCGAATGCGGCATTCCTGCAGGCCGAGCAGATGAAGACCTCGGCGCGCGTGCAGGCTGACATGCAAAAGACGCAGATGGACTTTGTGAAGGCCCAAATGCAGGACGACCGCGAGCGTGACAAGATGATCCAGGACCTTGCCATCGAGGCGGCTAAAATCCTTGCCAACAGCGGCATTCGCCTGAATGAGCAGCAGATCCGCGCGCAGCAGGCAATGACGCAGCCGATGGGGATGCCGATGGGCGCGCCGGGGATGATGCCGAATGCTTGATGTGTATCAGCGCGCGATACAGGCACGTCAGCTTGAGGGCTATGAGCCGTTCAAGGAAATCTGCAATGAAATCCGCGATGAAGCGGTGCAATTGTTTTTAAACCCCGCATCTGATATAACGTCAATTGCGCGGGCGCATGAGGCGATCCGGGCAGTGGAAACGTTCATTGCGGCAATTCAGACGCGCATAGACGCCGAGAAGGTCGCGGATAAAAAGGCTCAGGACCGTGAAAGCGACTGAACAAATGGAAGCGGCGGTGAATTCGCTGCTGATTATGGACGAACCATCCGAGCCGGATGAGGCACCGCAGGAAGCCCCTGCGACCGAACCGGAATTGGAAGCGCAAGAGACGGAAGCGCAGGAATATGAGGCCGATGAGGCCGAGCATTCTGAAGAAGTCGAAGCTGAAGCGAATGATACTGCTGAGGACGAAGAAACCAAGCTATACACCGTCAAAGCCGACGGGACGGAAAGCCAGGTCACTCTTGAGGAACTGAAGCGTTCATGGTCTGCCGAGGCCCATAGACAGAAGGGAATGAGGGAAGCAGCCGAAGCCCGTAAACAGGCGACGGAACTTTATCAGGCCCTTCAAACCGAGCAAGCGAAGTTCATGCAAGTGGTGCAAAGCATCCAGGAGCAGGGCTTCAAGGCACCGCCGCAGGCCCCTGACATCGCCATGATGGACAAAGATCCGATTGGCTACATGCAGGCCGAGGCGCGTTACCGCAAGGACATGGCTGAATTCCAAGGCCAGCAACAGCAGATCCAGCAGACGGCAGCCGCACAGCGCCAGATGCAGGAAAAGGCTCTCGCTGAGTTTGTCGCGGAACAAGGCAAGGTTTTGCAGTCGCGCATTCCAGAGTTTGCCGATCCGAACAAAGCCCGCGAAATCACGGGCAAGATCAGATCGACGGCTTCTGAGGCTTACGGCTTTTCTGACCAAGAACTCGGCGGCATCGTTGATGCTCGTCACGTCTTGGTCCTGCACGACGCTATGAAGTGGCGCGAATTGCAGGCCGCACGGACCAAACAGGCACCCGCTGCGCCCAAGTCAATCAAGCCCGCCATGCGCCGTTCTGAGCCGCAGCAAATTGTTCGGAAAAAGCAGATCGACGCAGCGCGGAAGACTGGTGGCAAGCCCGAGGCTTTCATCGATCTTCTGTTCAAATGAACCTTTAGAGGATTTGGATCATGGCACAGCCGACCAACACTCTGGACAGCTACGACGTTCGTGGCATCCGTGAAGACCTGCAGGATATCATCTATGATATCTCGCCCGAGGAAACGCCCTTCTACACTCGCTGTGGCAAGGCAAAAGCGACCAACACGCTGCACGAATGGCAGACCGACGCTCTGCGATCGTCGGCTGACAACGCGCACATCGAAGGCGGCGACACCGCCCCGGAAGCGCGTTCGGTCACGACCCGTCTGGGCAACTACACCCAGATCTTCAAAAACGCCGTTGCCATCCCCGGCACGGACGATGGCCTGAACAAAGCCGGTCGCGCACGCGAAATGGCCTACCAGGTGCTGAAGATCGCCAAAGAGCAGAAGCTGGACATCGAGAAAGCCCTGTTTGCGAACCAAGCCCGCTCGGCTGGTTCGTCGGTCGCCCCCCGCCGCTTGGCTGGTGCGCCCGCTTGGCTGACCACGAACACCGTGTTCAACTCGGGCAACGGCGGCGCTGATCCCACCGGCGACGGCACCAACGCCCGCACCGACGACGGCACCCCGACGGCCTTCGACCAGACCAAGTTTGACAGCGTGATGCAGCAGATTTGGCAGGCTGGCGGCAAGCCCGATACCGTGTATCTGTCGGCCTTCCAGATGAACAAGGCTCTTACCTTCACCGGCAACAACAACCAGCGTTCGAACGTGACCGCTGAGGCCGAGAAGGTCATCAAGCACATGTCCGTCTACGTGACGCCGTGGGGCACTGTGGAATTCATGCCGACGCGTGAAAACCGCAGCCGCGACGTTTTCGTGATGCAGGATGATATGTGGGCTGTCGGCGTTCTGCGCCCGACCCGCAACACCGAACTCGCGAAGACCGGCGACAGCGAAAAGCGCCAGATCATCACCGAACTGACCCTCATCTGCAAGAATGAGAAGTCGTCCGGCGGTGTGTTCGACAACACTGTTTCGTAAGGAGCGAAAACAATGGCTTCTGAATACAAACCGAACCTTGGCGTGATTGCGATCACTGCCGCCACCACGCTCGATGATGATGCCTACGCGGGCCGCACCATCAACCTGAACTCTGCGACGGGCCGGATCGTCACCCTGCCTGCGGCCACGGGTTCGGGCGCAACTTACACGATCTTCGTGGGCGCCACTGTGTCCTCGGGTTCGCACGTCATCCGTGTGGCTTCGGCTTCCGACGTGATCCAGGGTGTGGTTTCGATTGCGACTGACATCGCAGGCGTGACTTGCCCGACGGCCACGGACACCGACACCATCACCCTGAACGGCTCCACCACGGGCGGCATTCGCGGCTCGCTGGTTGAGCTGCAGGACGTGGCTTCGGGGATCTGGTCGGTGCGCGGTTCGCTGGTTTCGTCCAGCACCGAAGCAACGCCGTTCTCGGCTGCTGTCTGATAACGCTGGGGGCGGGGAAAACCTGCCCCCATCACTTTGAGGGGATAGCATGACGCAGGTCTGGGTTCGGACGAATAAAGGCGATATCATGCGCCTTGGTGATGCGCAGAAGGCGCGCAAGGCAGACGAGGGGCTGACATATGAAATTGTCCGAGACAATGAAGCTAGAGGATGGCAAAGTGATCGTGCAGCAGACGCACGACTTCACCCCGATAGCGGAAAAGTCGAAGGCGATGCAGTCGGCGGGGGCCTGGGATCTGGGCGAGAGCAGGCTGGTGGCGAACATTCCGATGAAGCTATGGGCGGAGTGGGCGAAAAAGCACGGCGTCCGCGCGGACGACCACGGCGCGATGAAGGAAATCGTGCATAAGGAATTGATGGACCCGGATAACGCACATTTCCGGGTTTGGAATGGCAACCTAGGCCGCTACAAGGCCAAGTAAAGGATCGAGAAGATGGCGACGATTATCCCGACCACTGTTGAGGAGCAGGTCCGCGCTGCTGCTTATCGTTGGACGAACTACAGCACGGCAGATATGGCAACGCCTGTGAAAATCCAGAACATGCAGGGCTTAGCCGGATCGGTGCAGGTTACTGGCACGTTTGGCGGCGCCACGATTGCGCTGCAGGTGTCGAACGACGGCACGAATTTCGCGACGCTGAAAGACGGAACGGGCACTGCGATCACCTTTACGGCTGCCGGCACTGCTGAGTTTTCGACGGCTGCGCTGTTTATCAAGCCAACGTCTTCGGGTGGCACGTCCGACGATGTGACCGTGACCGTAGTCCTGCGGGGGTGATCCTATGAACATGCCGCTTGTCCTATTAAACCTGAGACGTAGGGCCGGCGCGCTGTTGAGCTATGTCCTATTCATTCCCTCTGGTTCTGACAGCCTGATTACGGCGGACAGTCTCACATTCAAGGTCAGGGAGTAACACAATGGCCGACTTCAATTCAGCCTATACTGGCGCTCAGATCGATGCAGCTATTGCCGAGGCCCAGACAGCAGTTCAGCCGGGAGATCTTGGCACAGCAGCCGCAGCAGACACAACGGATTTTGCCACGGCGGCACAGGGTGCGCTCGCAGATAGCGCAGTTCAGCCCGGAGACGACGCCGCAAACCTCGGTTCTGGCACCGCCACGGACGGATGGGTGCTAACCGCTGATGGTTCTGGCGGTGCAGCTTGGGAAGCGGCATCGGGCGGTGGTGGAACACCAGGCGGGTCTGACACGCAAGTGCAATTCAACGATGGCGGCGCGTTCGGTGGTGACAGCGGGTTCACGTTCAACAAGACAGCAAAAACGCTGACCCTTGGCGGTGCGACCATTACGACGAGCAGCCCCGTCATTGCGATGGCTCAAACATGGAACGCTGGCGCGGTCACATTTACTGGGTTGCGCCTTAACGTCACCGACACCGCCTCTGCCGCTGGCTCCCTGCTGATGGACTTGCAGGTGGGTGGCACAAGCCAGTTCAGCGTAAGCAAGGCCGGCATCGCTGCCGTAATCAGTGGGGGCGGATATGCATTTTCCACTGATGTCTTTCTCCGCCGCGACGCAGCCAACACCCTCGCCCAGCGCAACGGCGTGAACGCCCAAGCCTTCAACCTCTACAACACCTACACCGACGCCTCGAACTATGAGCGTGGGTTTATGCGGTGGTCGTCGAACGTCTTGCAGATTGGCAGCGACAAGCTGGGGACGGGGACTGCGCGAGATATAGATTTTTTGACCAACGGTCTAGCAAGAGCGCGTATTACATCAGACGGTACGTTCCGATCTCTAACTGGCTATATCTACAACATAACCACAGTGACCGGGATATGGTCTAGTGTTTCTGGTAATTCGTATTTTGGCACTGAGAGCAACCACCCCATTAGCTTTAGGACCAACAACGTAAACCGCGTCACGTTGGACACAGTGGGTTCTATTCAGATTGTCACTGCCCTCACGGTAGCAACCCTTCCTAGCACCCCGCTGACTGGCATGATGGCCCGCGTCACGGATGCCACAACCCCGGTTGTAGGCTCGACCGTAACTGGGGGTGGCGCTGCTGCTGCACTGTGCTGGTATAACGGCATTAACTGGACTGTCATTGGAGTATAACCCCGATATGATCACCCTCAACCTCACTGACCAAGAACTCCAAGCCCTCGCTGGGCTGCTGGACGCTGGTGTGAAGGCCCTTGGCCTCCGCGCCGTGAAGGATGCCGCAACGCTTCTCGACAAGCTCGAAGAAGCCACCAAGCCAAAGGATCAGACCGATGACTGATTACACCGTCCAGATCGTTGCCAACTACGTGCAGCCGACCACCGAGATTGCCACTGACGAAGGTTATGTGGACATGGTGATGAACATGGCGGCGCTGTCCTACATGGCTCAGTACGGCGTGGCTACCCCGGAAGAGGGCATTGCTGCTGCCCGTGCTGCCTATAACGCTGGCCTTGCTCCTGTAGCCTCTGAGTAAGCCCATGAGGATCACCTGCGCCGCCCCCGAAGCCCTCGTCTATGCCAGCAATCAGCTTGCCATGTGCCTCGCCTATGGCCCAGCAGATGGGGAAACCTATGTCGGCCTGAACTGGGTGGACGCTGACGGCAACCTCTACGCTGCCACGTCCTTCGAGGCGCGTGATGAGTGGATCATCGCGGCACAGGCACCCCTTGTGCGGCCTGCGTGGGATACAGACGAGATCATCGACATGGTGGCCGCAGAAAGCGCGCAAGATGTCTTGGTATTTAGCACTGAGGCTGTGCTAGCGATCCCCGGTCAACTGACGGCTATCGGTGGACCGAACGGGCCGGATGCTCTAGCTTTGATGGAACTAACGGCGGTTGCGGAGGCTTAACGTGCAAGGTGATTTGACGTTGTTGGAAGTGGGCAAGGCCCTGATGCAGTGGGTGATCATCCCTGTTGGCGGCTTTGTCTGGCTGATGTATCGGACGCAGCAGGATCATGCCACCAAGCTGGCCGTGCTGGCCGCCGTGCATGATGCCAACAAGGAAGCGCATGACCGCGAATTCAAGGAGATGCGTGAGAACTTCAAGGCAGTCTTTGCCAAGCTGGACAACATCGAGCAGGCGCTGAGAAAATGAGGCCACTGTCTGAGATCATCATTCACTGCACGGCAACGCGCCCTGATTGGTGGTCGAAGAAAAGCACTGCGCAGAAGGTGGCCGAGGTGCGGCGCTGGCATATGGTTGATCGCGGATGGGCCGACATAGGATACCACCTGCTTATTGACCGCAACGGCGTTACCGTAGAAGGCCGGCCGATTGAAAAGGTCGGCGCCCACACGCAGGGGCGCAACACCGGCACGATTGGCGTGGCCTTGTTTGGCGGGCATGGATCGGCTGCAACGGATCGCTTCCGTGACCACTTCACGCCGCAGCAGGACATGAGCCTGCGCATTCTCATCACGGCTCTGCGGGCCAAATATGGCGCTCTGGCGCTGTCTGGCCATAACCAATGGGCGGCGAAGGCTTGCCCAGGCTTCAATGTGCCGAACTGGCACGCCCAAAAGGAGACCTGACATGGATTCTGCACAGATCGGCGGCATTGTCCGCGCACTGGTTGCCGCTGTCGGCGGCTATTTCGTCGGCCAGGGGTTGGTTGACGCTGAGACTGTCACCACCATTGGCGGCGCCGTTGCCACTCTGGCAGTGGCTGTCTGGTCGATCTACGCCAAGCGCAAGGGATGAGGGCTGCGGTTGCGGTCATCAGCCAGATCGTCTGGAAGTTTCTGACGCTGTGGCTTGTTCGCGCGGATGCGGTGGCGGATGCCAAGCGCAAGTCTGAGGTGAAGGCGCATGACAGGATCAACGATGCGGATCTGGGGATCGGTGCTGCTGATTTGGACAACCAGCGCTGGCTGCGTGACTTCCACGACAGACACCGCAATTGACCGGCTACGCGTCCCGGCAGCGGCCCATGCAGAGGCTTTGGCTGGTGATGACATGACCAAGGCGAGAGCCACTGGCAGGGCGCTCCTAGCCTCTCTGGCGGCCTATGCTCAATGGTAACCTTCGCGCGGCATGAAGGCGGGATCGGCGTCTGGCGGAATGGCAAGCTGGTCGCTGTCATTCCGCGCGATAAGCTGCACGAATTGATCTACCTGGCGGCAAGCGAATTGCGGGGATCGTGAGAAGTCGTTGAGGGGCCAAAGGTTTCCATTAACCAGGCCGTGGCGAACAAGATTAGTTTCGACCAGACACCGAACCGTTTGGGTCAGATGCGGCCCCTCGTCTGTGTTTTTAGCGGGTGGTTGTGGTGGGGGCAAGGGTCATTCCCGCCCCCCTTCGCGCTGATCGGTGTCACGGCGATACGCATAATCGATATGTTCCTCTACCGCGTCCCAAGCGTCTTGAACGGCGGGCGTGCCTTCGGCGCGGATGGCCTTTCGCAGCACCTCAACCTCCGCGATCATCTTCGGCACGTTGCGGTTGCCGTATTTTGCGGGCGTGCGGTCCATCACTCCCCCTCCCCGCGCTCGTCCAGCGCGCGCAGGATGGCGGCGTAACACTTGGCGGTTCCAGACCAAAACAGCCAAAAACCGACTATCTGAAAGCAGGCGTCAAAAATTGCGCCGCCAGTGTCGCCCGTTGCCATGTATCGCTCATAACCTGCCGCACCTTGAACCATCATCCAAAGGCCCCAGCACATTGAGGCAACGTCATACATCTGGCGACCTATCAGCCCCCGCAGCGTCATGGCTGTTTCTCCGTGATCAGGGCAGCGTCTAACCGCGCCACAGCTTCCCAATGGGCAACCGTGGTGTTTGCCGCCTTGTAAGCTGCCCAAGCGTCACCCGCATCTCTCAGCGCCTCGGCCCGCGCGTCGGCGGCGGGGATGGCGCGGATGGATGCTTGCGCGTTGCGACCGTAAATGTCACCCCAATCAAGGGCCTTCAGCGCATCCCCGCGCCGGATCAGATCGTCGTCACCCATCCTTGCCTCCTTCGCTGATGGCGGCGTTCACCGCTGTTTGCACCGATTTTGCGCACGCTTCCAAGGCGGCAAGCCACACACCGGGCCTGTCGTCCGGCCACTGAGGGCCTTGGCAAACGGTTGTGCGCAGAACAGCCTTTGGCATGTCCGCCAGCGCCTCTTCCAACCGCGCCACCTTCCGTTCCAGTGCCGCGTAGTTTTCAGACCAGACGGCGATCTCCTTCTCGTGGGCCTTGGCGTCTTTGAGTGCCTTGGCCTCGGCGGCTTCGGCGCGGAGGATGTTTGTTGCGTTTTCTTGCAAATTCAGAAGCGCCAAGGCCTCATATTTGTCCCGCTCCGCCTCCAACTCACGGATGGCGGCGGCGGCTTGTTCCAGACGCTCGGCATTGGCTTCATGCAGCCGCTTTGCCAGTCGGGAAATGGCTTGGGTCGCGCCGTCCCGGTCGCGTCTGGCCATGCGCTCAAGGTGTTCGCACATGTCGGCGTATTTCATGGCGTCGGCTCCTTAATCTTTGCGAGGGCGGCGTCCAGTTCCTGCCACGCGGTATCAGCATAGTCCGGCATGTGGCGCATAACGCCCTTCGCCGCCTCAACCAGTTCCGCCATCACGTCAGGGGCGGGTTCATGACCAGACTCTCGCACAATTGCAGGAGCCAGCGCCCTGCACAGCGCATCCACGCCATACAAGTGGATGATCTGCTCCACGGTTGGCTTGGCGATTGTCCCGCGAAGCATGTTCTGGTGAACTGCAACTGGATCAGCAAGGCCAAACTCAACGTTTAGCAGTTCGGATTTAGCGGCTTTGAGTTGCCTGATTGTTTCGTTGGACAAAGCCATCGCGTCATCACGTTCCTGCTTGGCCTCCACCAGTTCCGCTACCTTGGCTTCGGCGGCTTCAAGATTGGCTGACACGCCGCGCAGGGTGGCAAGCGTTACTTCGCGCAGTTTGTCCTGCTGACTGGCAGCAGACAGCGCCGCATCCCGTTCCTCCACCAGTTCCGCCACATCGACCACATCGATAGCGGCCATGATGCGGGCGGCGTAGTCGGCTTGCGCGGCGGCTTTGGCGGCTTCAAGGGTGGGGTAGGTTTTGCAATCTACGTTCAACCACCACCCATCATGCTTTTTGTGCGCGGCAATGGGCGCAAAACTGACGGGGCTTCGGGTTGAAAAGCATTCGCCTTTCCTGCGGTTCCCATCATTGGTTTCTCGCCACACCAGCGGCTTCACACGCGCATCACTCATCGCTGCCATCCCCATTGCTGTCGTCGCTCATGGAGTCAGAAGAAGCAGACCCCGAACCGTTGTGTCCACCATCAACTGCTCCGTCAGGATGATGAACCAAGAGAGAAGAATGATCAGAGCGATCCATCTGCACATGGTGGTTTTCCTTTACGTAGATATGCGGGGCGCAGGCGGCGAGGGGGAGGATCAGGAGCAGGTGTTTCATTCTGTCAATCCTTCGGGTCTGGGTTGCGGTCTGATGCTGCTCGACGGCACGTCTGTCTCCTCGCAGTTAATGCTGTGGTCATAGTCCAGCGTCTCGCTGACGGGGTTCAGCGCGGCCTCGCAGGATGCCAACGACTGATAGGCTATGGCGGTGGTTTCGGCATCCAGGTCAGTGCCGAGGATGGTGATCCACATTATGGTCCACCAAGTCATCACGCATCTCCGCTCAAAAACGTGTTGAAGTCCTCGTCCTGCACGGTCGCACCCCGGCAGGTCGCCTTGCTGCGGACATTCGCTGAAAACAAAGCGTCGTCTTGGTGAAACTGACCACCCCAAGAAGACACTGCATCAGCAACATGCATGGCAATGTCATGCTGGTCTACGTGATCCAAGGTTTTGACCGATACGGTCACTCGATAGACTGGCATCACATCCCCCCCGGCGAAAGCATGATGTAGACCATGCTGGACATGGCGGCGGCGAAGATGATGCAGGCGAGGATTTCGCGGATCATTTATTCATTTCCTTCAGTGCGCGCTCTAGGATGATTTCCGCGCGGTTACGTCCAAAGCGCTCGGCCAAGATGCTGGCCAGCAATTCAGATATTTCGCTCGGCTCAAACTTGGCCAGAGCCATGCTTAACAGGCGCCGGTCTGCTGCTGCTGCGATTGCGCCACGGTTCATGCTTGTTGCTCCTTGATCTTGGCGAGGGCGGCACGACGATTCCAGAACTCAACCGCCTGCGCCTTTGTTCTATGGCCCATATGGCCCGACATATTCGTGATGCCGCAGCGTGGGCAATTGCAGAAGAATGCTTCGGTTATTGGCGATCCGTCATCCCAGGCAGTTTCTGCGCATGGCTTGGGATAGAAGACGTATCCCGTATCGCTGGCCTCGCCCCCGCAGAACGGGCACGGCAGAAGATCACTCATACCGCACCTATCGCGGCTGTGATGGCTGCCGCAACGGCTGCGCCCGTGCCGCCTGGCAGGAACAGCGTGACGGTGTTGCCGTCTTTGTCTGACACCCTCACCGCGCTGAATGGGTTGCTGTAATCACCAGCGTCATGCTCAATGACAGATGCAGTGGCAGGTTTGTGCAGGTTTACGCTGACGGTCATGCGACCACCTCATACTCTGCCGGCAGGCGGCGGGTGATGTGGATCTCGTTGGCCTCATCGCGGCTGTGGGCGGTGATGATGCTCTGCGGGCCTGCGAAGTTGCGCGCCAGCACGATGGAATTCATCACGGCCATCGTGCGCCAGTAGCCGGCCCCGCGCGTGTCGGTCGAGTAGTCGGAGACAATGTAGTGGGTCATTGTGTTTCTCGGTGGTTAGCGTTTCTATGCCCCAACCATACCACCCCCGCCGCATCGTGCAACACAAATATGTGGATTGACCGCAGAAAAATGCATGGTCATCATCCGGCGAATTGGTGGCGCATTTCTGCGGTAGGTATCACGGCCCTTCGTCACAACAAGCTTGCATCCGTGCGCCACGGGCGGGGTAGCCTTCTTAGTAGCGGATGCCGGAAACGTGGGAGCGCCCCCTGCCAGAGTGGGGGCATTGCCCTTTCCCCAGCGCATGGATATTGTGTGGCAAAATGGGGAAACACATGGCCACCTACCGCAAAGACCCGTCTGGAAATATCAGCAAAACCATCCACTGCCGCCTGACCGAAGAAGAACACGCCGCCATCGTGGCGAAAGCCGACGCCGCCGGGCTGTCCATCACCAAATACGTCGTCCGGGCGTTGCTGGCTGCTGAGTGATGATTGTCCGATCTAAGCCGGAAAAAGAATGCCTGCGGATCGGAGCAAGCGGCGCAGAGCCTTCGCACAAGCAAAAGCTGGCCACGATCATCGACGTGCATGAACTCAAGGGATACATGCTCCACCTTCACCGGGAAGGCATGCTAGACGATGCCGCACGGGCAGACATAGCCAGCCGCCTAGCTGATCTTGAAGCGTTCTATGGCCGCAAGTTTGCCTGATCGCTAGACGCCAGCCACGCGCCAAGAGCCTGCCAAGCGGCGTCACAGCCAAGAGCCACGCAGGCAAAGGCACCAACCCCAGCAGCAGCCTCAAGATACTCGCGCTGCCCGTCCTGCCATCGCCCCTGCGTAGGATCGCGGCGCTTCAATTCACAGACAAACGTCACCCGCCCAGGGATGATGATGTCGGCGGCCCCCGGCGTCATGCCTTCGGCCTTGTGCCTAGCAACGGCACGAAGCTGGCCGCCTGCCCGCAGGCCCTCGTTGCGCGGATGAATGGCAAGCGCGCCCCATGTGCTGGGATATTCTCGGCGCAGGCGATTAAAGAACGTGATCTGCTCTTGGCTTTCGGCGGCGCATTGCCCGCGAAAACCTATGTCGCCAAATGTCACCACGCCACGCTCGGCCAGTTCTTGGAAGTCACTCAGCCGCATGTTTCTCTCCATCATCAAACGGGTCCCATTCAGGCTCCGGCTTATCGTCTGGACCCTCATCAGCGGCGCGATTATAGGCCCTGATGTCAAAGAAGCCTGACCCGGCATCCTTGATATATGTCACAGTGCGCGGCGCAACCTTGCCGCCATCTGTCACCGCATCAAAGGCCTGCCAGGCAACCTGCCCCTTGACGTGTGGCGCTTCTGGCAGAAACCATGTCGCAAACTGGCGATGCGGCGTCACCCATTCCACGCGCATCGTGCGGTTGCCGGATCTGCTAACGCTAGGCGCGCAGGACATGCTCACAACCTTGTCGGTTTGCAGCCGCGTTGGGTCTTTCTTCAGCGCCTTGAAGTCCGCCACCAGCTTATCATTCGGGTTTACGATCTCGCCCTTGCAGGTAATGCAATATCGCGCGGCGATGTCGTTTGGCCCTTGGCAGTGGGGGCATTCCTTAAACGTCCAGCGATAGTCGCACCGCTCGTATTCGCCGCGCTTGCCTGATTGCACCAGCCCCAAGCACCGCCGACCGAAATGCGCCGAAATTGGCCCGAAGTCGGACATGACCTGATGTCCGTCCAGATCGAGAATATATCCAGCCTCATCTTTGCGATAGGCCAGATATAGCGGGTTGGCCGTGAAGCTGTTTTCATAGGTGCAGGATGGGCAGACGCATGTCATGCCACCCTCGCCAGCGGCTGCCTTGCCAGCCTTAACTACTGGCGCGAACAGATCTCCATCTGGGCAATGGTCATCGAGGTTGGTGGTATAGTCCAGCACCAAGCAATCAGCCTTGCCGGGATGCAGGCGAAGCCCGCGCCCGATGATCTGCTGCAACAGCCCCACGCTTTCAGTCTTGCGAAGGATGGCTATCAGGTCAACGTGGCTGGCGTCAAAGCCCGTCGTCAGCACGGAGACGTTGACCAGATATTTGATCTGCTGCGCCTTGAACCGTGTCAGGATGCTGTCGCGCTTTGCCTTCGGCGTTTCGCCTGTGACGATCTCGGACAGTTCTGGCGGCAGGCTCGCCATTATTTCGTCAGCGTGCTTCAGCGTTGCCGCAAAGAACATGACGCCCCTGCGGTTCTGCGCCTGCGCCACCACGTCGCCCACGATGGCAGCCGTCTTGCGCCCGTGGCCGTGATACGCGCGATCAATCGCCGCCGTGTCGAATTGCCCCCGGCTGTTCAGCGTCAGGCTGCTGGTGTCGTATCCTTTGGCGTTGATCTGGCCAATCACCGGCGGCGTTAGAAAGCCCATTTCGATCAGCGCCCGCGCATCTATTTTATAGACGCACTTTGCAAAGTATGGCTCGCGTGCCGTGTCTTCGCCGTTGATCCTGCCGTTGTCATGCTCTCGGAATATCCACCCAGACCCCAATCGGTAAGGCGTGGCTGTCAGCCCGCAGACGCGCAGGTTGGGGTTGCCCATCCGCATAGCGTCAATGATGCCTCGCACCGTTGGCGTGATGCCGTGCGCCTCGTCCAGAATGACCAGCGCATAACCTTCCGGGCCTTCCTTTTGAAACCGGCTGATCTTGTTTTTGACGGTCAGCGGCGACCCAAAAACCACGGGATGCCGCAATTCCTTGCCGCCAGCGCTGGCCGAAAACACGCTTGCGCGGTTGCCGGTGGCTAAGAACTTCTCTCGGTTCTGCACCACCAACTCCGCGCTTGGCGCAAGGCACAGCACGCGCTTGCCCGTCATTTGGTGGATCACGCGGGCGATCTCTGCGATGATGTGCGACTTGCCCGCGCCCGTGGCCGCGTCGATGATAAAAGGCGCAGTGCTGCCCTTCATCCAGTCCAGCGCGGCTTGAGTGGCATCTGCTTGGTATGGGCGCAGGGTCATCTTGGCGTCTCCCCATGCTCAAATCTTGCGCTTAACGCCTTCCTGACTGGGCAATATTCTTCCCTGTAAGAGCGCCCTATAAATACAGTTGCTTCAAAATAATCGCTTGCATCCCAGAACGATGGCCTTCCCCTGTAAAGAGGTTCCATAACCCACTGCCTTCCTCCGTCCCCGTTATATGGAAGCGTTCCATTGTATAGTTTGTAGTCTGGTGGTCCATCCAAGATGATGAAATCGCCATACCCTTTCAGGATTTTGTTTTCCCAGTCGTCTCGGTCATTGTCCTGCAACAACGCATCTTGGAAAGCTTTTACCTTTGAGTCATTAAGGCTGTCTTCGCTTGGCTTAACTTCAATCAGAAAAAGATATTCATCTCCATTTCCGTCTGTGCCAAACAGCTTGAAGTCTGGAAGATAATGTGTTCCGCATGGCAAAACGTATCCTTCTGGCTCGTATTCCCATTTATAGCCACATGCGTCGAAGAACACCGCCCACCGCGCTTCAAGGCGGCTGCGGAAGCGGTATCCTTTGTATCGGGTTTCAATAGCTTTGATGGTCATTTCACACCCCAATAGCTGGACGCCTTCCCGCGATACTTTTCGAGGTCAGCATCTGGAAGCAGCGCCTTGACCGCCTTGGCATAGGCAATCGCGCCAGCCTTTTCCGTCTTGGTCAGCTTGCGCCCTGCGAAGATGCTGTTTTTCTCGCCAGCGATCCGCACCATATCGGCCAGCAGTTCCTTCTTGCGTTCCTCTGCACGGTCCAGCGCCTCGCAAATCTGGTCATATTCGGCCATGATGCGGTGCGCCTCTGGCGTGTCGATGATCTGCCGCTTTGGCTCAAGATGGATCGAAGGATCTTCTCGCTCGGCCAGATATTCGGCATAGAACTGTCGCAGGCGCGGCAGGTTTTCATCCTGCCATGCAGTGTTGACCTTAACGCGATCCAAGGCAGAGCCGCGCGGCGACCATTGGTAAAAGTCCCACCAAGGCCTGCCGGTGACCCACATAGAAAACTGGATCTGGTCGTAATAATGCGGCTGCTCTTCAAGCGTCTTGAATGCCGGCACCTCGTCTTTCCGCAGGCCAAACGGGCATTTGATCTCCAACCCGTAATTGTCGCTCACAAACCCGTCAGGGCTGCACCCAGCCCAATCCTCGCGCGTGACAAAGCCCACCGCTTGGACCGCGTTGCCCGTCTCCATCTGATATTCGGTCAGCGCGCCTGCCTCGTTGCGCGTGCCGTATTCGGTGGCGATGTTGCCCTCAAACTCCGTCGGCGCTCCGACCCACTCCCGGACCATGCGGCGCATCACATCATCGCGCGTGGCATATGGCGCGCGCCCAAGGATCGCCCCGACGCTCGATGCCGTGATCCGACCCCGGCGCGCTGCAAACCATTCGTCTGTTCTTTGTTCCATTTTCGGCTCCAACCGTTTATTGTGAAGTTGCCAGCGCCGCGCCTCTGAATGCTCAGGGTAATCGGCTCCAACCTTCGTGGCGCTGGCGATCCGTTTGCTTTCGCTTAGATGCGCCACTCCGGGGCAAACGGTATTTCATCATCCATCATTGCGGGCTTGGCATACCCACCAGCCGCAGGCGCTGCGCCGAAGTCATCACGGCTGCGCTGCGGTGCAGATCCACCCGCCGAGGCAGGCTTGGGATCGGCAATGTGAATGTCTTTGCTGTTCTTGGACGCCACAGCCGAAACCCAGTTGCCGCGCATGGTGCCGCCGTTGCGCGTGTCTGGCATTTCCCATTCCATCATGGTGCAGACCATCGGCTTATTGGCGAGGTGCAGCAGGTCATCGCTGCTCGGGATGCCAGGCTTTTGCGTCAGCTTGCCGCCTGCGTTGGCATCAATCGCGGCCAGCATCTTCCGTGCCTTGTCCCGCTTTTTGACCGCCGCCGATTGATCCTTGGTGCTGGGATCAAAGTCAGTCACCCACAGCTTGTGAAAGACTTTGCGGTTTTTGTATTCATCCGGCGCCAGCACCGTCCAGCGCGCGGAAATGAATTCCTCGCCGGTCTGCTTCCGCTCCCACTTGATATCATCAATCAAGGCCAGGACGGACGACCCTGCCGGGATCGGGTCCATGTTGCCAGTCGGCACCTCATATTCTGTGCCGGTGTTCTTGGCGGTATCGCCGTCGCTCAGATCCCAGAAAGACATCATTCAGCCCCTTCGTCGGTGGTGTTGGTTTGTGCCGGTGCATTGCCGCCCAGCGATGGAATGACCGCTGCAAGCGGGTTTTGGCCGAGGTTGTATTCCAGCGGCTCGGTGATGCCGTAGCGGTTCTTGGAGACGTTGGCCGCCGTGGCATGGACAACCATTTCCAGATCGCCCGTGCTGATCGCCTTCTTGCGGTCTCCGTCTTCGCCCTTAGTGAATGTCACCAGCCGCAGGAACCCAACCACATCCACGTCGTCGGTATAGGGCGGCTGAGACTTCGGCGGCAGGCGCAGGGTCCAGCGCATGTAGTCGTCAACGTCGGGCAGCTTCAGCGTCTCAACATCTGCGTGCGCCACGAAGACGACATGCATTCCGCGCTTTTCATTTGCCAGCCCAGCGCCCTTGCGAACACGCTGATGCATGGCCGAAACCGCAGCCGTGCCAGCGCCGTATCCGCCGAGGGCTTGGTTGATGCTCTTGGCCTTCGGATCTTGCGCCATGACATCAGCCACAAACAGCCGCTCCAGCGCGGTCACGCTGTCAATCACCAGCGTCTGGTAATCGTGCGGCTCGTGGATCACAGCCGTGATCTGCTCCCAAAGCTGATTGGCATTTTGCAGCAGCGGAAAAGCGTCTGGCCGCTTATGCGCCGGAATTGCCTGCATCCCATCCTCGGCGCGGATAAAGATCGGCTTGGGAAAAGCCGCCGCAAGGCTCGTTTTGCCCCGCCCAGCATCGCCGCAAATAGTCACGATCACAGGCCGATCGATCGGCTTGCGGGCTAGTTCCATGATGGACATGGAATGGTTCCTTTCATATTCGGCACCCTGTGCCTTGCGTGGCGGGTCACGCTCCAAATCCCGCAACGCCACATTGCATCTTGCATTGTCTTATGTCAATAGGGCAAGATGCACAAATATAGGAGGAAATCAAAATGCTTACACTGGGCCAAATACGGTCATTTCTTGCAGACCGCCGACTAGATGTTGTGTCGGAGAAGACTGGGCTGCATCGCAACACGCTCGCCGCGATCCGCGACGGTATCAACGAAAACCCGACGCTCAAGACCATAGAAGCGCTGTCGGATTATTTCGCGGGCCAGTGCGAAAGGGTCGCGCGATGATTGCCGATGACTTCGCGGCATGGCGCGCAACCTATGTCGCGCAGCGTGCCGTTGCAGATCTGGACGCCTGGGCATCGCACGACCCGGAGGGCGCGGCGTGGGGCGCCTATGACTGGCTGCACATGAACGAGGCGGGCTTGCCTGTCGTGGCGCTGGTTGACGGCAGGGCGCGGGAGGATGCAAGGTTCTGGGCCGAGACAGCGCACCCGGCGGAGTTGGAATGCTACGCCCTGGCGGCTGTTGATCGGCTTGGCGGGATCAGCGGTGGCCACGCGCTCTTTGCTTCAAGGCAGATCAAGCGCTTGGCTGGCGCGTTATTCAAGCGCATGTCACCCGCAGAGCAAGCCGCATTTGCGAAATGGATAAAGGATCAAGTTGATGAGCGCGGATGATTTCGCAGATTTTCAGGCGGGCTATAACGGCGCAAAATTCGGCGCGCAGCCATCGCAGTCCTATGCCGACGACTTCAGCGCCGAAGACTTCGCGCCACCCGCCCCGGAAAAGCCTGAGAGCAACGACCGCTTTCCCCCGCCGTTCTCGCTGGACGGCATCGATCTGCTGACCCCGCCAGGCTTTGTCGGTGACGTTGCCGCGTGGATCGACAGCCAATGCCGCTACCCGCGCCGTAGGCTGGCCGTGGCGTCGGCTCTAACCGCCATTGGCAACATAGGTGGCCTGCGCCACGAAGACGCGCGTGACGGCGTTACAGCGAACCTGCTGGCCTTCTGTGTGGCGGCATCAGCCACCGGCAAGGAGGCCGTGATGCAGGCGACGACTGATCTGCACATCGCCGCTGGGGTGCATTACGCGCTGCAAGGCGGGATCAAGTCAGAGCAGGAAATCATCCGCAACCTGATTGAGCATCAGCCCGCATATTACATCATCGACGAGATCGGGATTTTCCTGATCAAGGTCCGCAACGCCCAGCGCCGTGGCGGTGCCGCATATCTGGAAAGCGTCTTCGGCGCGATCATGTCGGGCTATTCCAAGGCGAACAGCCGGCTGATGCTGAACGGCGACACGAAGCGGGAACTCCGCAAGATATACGGGGCAATCGCTGCCAAGTCTGAGGATGATGGCCGAGAGGATCAGGCCGCCCGCGCAAAGCGGATGCTCAAGATGGTGGATGAGGGGCTGGACCGCCCGTTTCTGTCGGTGGTTGGGTTTACGACGCCAGGCACGTTTGACCAGATCATGGACGGCGAGACAGCCACGCAGGGCTTCGTGGGGCGCGCGATTATCGTGGCCGAGACGGACAATAACCCGGAAGAGCGCAGCAAATTCCGCAAGCGACCCATGCCCGAGGGTTTGGCGATGAAGCTGGCGCAGATCTTTCACGGCGGCAACTTTGACATCATGGAGGCGCAGGGCGCGCGGGTTGAATATGCGGGCGACCGAGAGTTGGTGCTGACTGATGATGACGCCAGCAACATGCTGGAGAGCATTTCCAAGTGGCTGCATTCATATGCCGAGGAAATGGGCGAGAACACCGGCGAGGCGTCCGTGGCGATGATCCGGCGCGCCTATGAGTTGATTGCAAAGATCAGCTTTATTCTGGCCATCCCAACGGCGCGCAGAACCGCAGAGCATGTGCGCTGGGCCTTCGCTTATGTGCGCGCTGAACTTGATGCCAAGATCAAGCTGGTGTTCGCTAACGACAACGGCAAGGACCGCCCCGAAGAGGCGATTGCGGCGAGGGTGATCAATTACATTGACCCGGAAAAGGGCGCGTCAACGCGGGTGCTGGCGAACAGAATGAAGGTGAAGACCGAGGTCATCGAGCCGATCCTGGCCAAGATGGAAGCCCACGCGATGATCCGCAGGCAAGATGGCCAGAGAAAAAGGGCTGGGAAGATACCAGACATATGGATGATCGTCTGACTTTTGGAAAGCGCGCCTTCGGGCGCGTTTTTCGTCTGCTGGCGGCCTTAAGTAGATACGTATCGCGGTAAATATCGGCAAATCTAAGTTGCAAGTCTTTGATTTTGTTTAGAAAAATGGCTATTTATGATAAGTAGAAAATTTGGCCTGTATAAGACATATTCATACCCATAGGAGAGGGTCCCTATAGGGGGTATAGGACATATGATAATATATTATATATATATATCTACTTTCTACTTATAACTCTTTTCCTTTTCAGATCATGGGCTTACAAGTTAGAAACGTCCGATATATTGGCGATACATTACTACTTAAGGTTTTTGGTTTTTCCCGCTTGACCCCACCCTCTTTTGTGTTGCATGATACAGCAACGAACAGGGAGACTGACATGACCGTGGCCAAGACAATCGAACTCGCAAACGCTCACGCCAAGAACGGCAACGTCGAGGGTGCGTGCCGCATCCTCGTTAGCGCTATGCGCGCGGCAAAATCCAATCGCTCACAGTGGGCCTTTGATATCGCCAAGGCCCGCATCCTCGACGCAGCCGTTGACGCCACCGTGGCGCGCTCGCAGGCCCGCGCATGACCGCCGCCCTTCACAACCCGCACGGGACAGCCTTTGGGCTGATGGACAAGGTGTATGGCCCCGGAACCGCCGCCGCGCTGCGGGATAGCGGCGGGCCGTGGGAGGTGTTCTACCATGACGGTCTTTGGACATTGGCCACCGCCCCGACTTGGCATGCTGCCGCTGCATATCGCCTCAAGCCGCAGCCCCCGAAGCCGAGGGAGTGGTGGGTTGTTGGCGGCTGCGAGGCTTGGGACAACGAAGAAGAGGCGCGGAACTATGCCCTAAGCCGCGATGTTGTCCACGTTCGGGAGGTCATCGAATGACCGCCGAGGAAATGAAAAACCTGCACGCAGCCGAAAACGCAGCGCGCCGTGCAGGTGAACGCCTCAACGTCCGCTTCGGGGATGTCTGGGGACACGCAGACCTGCTGGAACTCATCGAAGACCTCAAGCGCCGCGTTGATGAATTGGAAGCCAGAGCATGACCCCACAAGCCGCCATCCTTAAAGCCCTGAAGGCAGGTCCGAAGCTTCCTGCCGAACTCCGCGCAGCCGTGGGCATCGAACGCCAAAAGCTGGCCAACGAAATCAAAACACTCCTGCGCACCGGCAAGATCAGCCGCCAAGCCATCAGCGCAGGCCGGTGGAAATACTTCTACGGCAAGACCGCGCCAGAGTGGACAGGCTACAAGCCTGAAACCCGCAAGCCACCAGCAACCACCGCCCACGCCATGCCCGTCAAGCGCATCGAATTCGCAGCAGACTGCGGGCGCATGAATAGGGTCACGCTTCCCATGCTGCCTTGGGAGGTCAGGACGTGACTTGGCTCATAGCCTGCGAATACTCTGGCCGCGTCCGCGATGCCATGCTGGCCATCGGAATTGACGCCGTGTCATGCGATCTGCTGCCGTCCGAGGCAGACGGCCCGCACATCCAAGGCGACGTGACAGAGCAACTGCACCGCCGCTGGGATGGCGTCATTGCCCACCCGCCATGCACGCGCCTCTGCAACAGCGGCGTCCGGTGGCTTCATGAGCGCGACCTGTGGCAAGACATGGCAGAGGCAGCCGCATTCTTCCGGGCATGTCTCAACGCAAACGCGCCGCGCGTGGCCGTGGAAAACCCGGTCATGCACCGTTATGGGCTGCAAGCCGTTGGGCATCGCCCAGACTTCACCATCCAGCCGTGGCAATTCGGAGATCCGTTCACCAAGCGCACATGCTTCTGGACGCGCAACCTTCCACCGTTGCACCCCACAAACATCGTCACCGAGCGCAAAGCCGCTTGCCACCTCGCAAGCCCCGGACCAGATCGCTGGAAAGAGCGCAGCCGCACCTATCCCGGAATTGCAGCCGCAATCGCAAGCCAATGGACGCAATGAAATGAACCCCGCTCTCGTTAAATCTTTCTGGCATCGCACCCGCAACAAGCCGCTCCCCTGGACGTCGCAGGAAATCGCCAACCGCCTCGGCATCCCGCTTGCCGACGCCATCGACGCGCTATGCGTCCACGCCCAACTCGGCATCACCAAAGCCGAGAGAAAGAACAGAAAAGAGGGGGCCTCAATCTGGGCGCTTACCAAGATGGGTGAAAAGACAGTCGCGCATATGATCCG